TCAGTGCCCTCATGGTCACGCTCTGTTACACGGAACGGTGCGCTATCAAGACCCTCCACCTCAACGATGTCCACGAAGGGTACAGACACAGAGTCGGTGTTGAGAATCACACCCGCATCACCGAGCTTGAACGTGAGCTCCTCAGTCAACGCCATGTCATCCTCCTCATGACAGTCTACCTGCTAGCTCCCAGCCGAGCTGGGTAGCAGTTGTCCTTGGATCGATCTCCTGGGTGTTGACAGTGATACTTACGTCATTCACGGTCGTCGATGCGCCTCCAGGCGATTGTCCAAGCACCACAGGGGCGTTGATCCTTGGCCCGTAGCCGTTGTAGACACCCTCCTCACTGAACTGTCCAGGGATCATTACCTGTGATGCAAGCTGCGCAGAGGCTGCTGCTACCTGATCTGAATGATACAGCATACCATCTGCCAGCATCCGTGTGATGTTTTGTCCAAGCTTAAACGGGCTGCCAGAACCCGAGAGCGGACCTCTCTTGGCTGGCGACTGTGGGAAGTGATCGGTGATGATCTTGGTCACTTCCTTCACCTTGTCGGTGATGGCCTTAATCTTAGACGTGATGCCTTCAATCAGACCCGTGATGATGTTCTTGCCTGCATCGTACAACCATGAGCCAGCGTCGACGAAGAAGTCGCGAATCCCAGTCATCACGCCGAGGATGAAGCTACGCATGTTGGTAGCAATGCGGTACACAGTAGCATAGATGCTGTTCCAGGTGTTTGTGGTGAACGAAGCCACAGAGTTCCAAGCGTTCCGGATCGTGTTCCAGATGCCACTTGTAGACTCGGTAACTGTGCCACCTATCGAGCCCCAGATGTCGTTCCACACCGCAACGATCATACCCCACGTGCTAGTGAAGAAGCTGACAATCGCACCCCAAACAGCCGCAGCGACAGTCTGCACGCCGGTCCAGATAGCTGTCCAGTAGCTCCTAATGGAGTCGAGAGCGAATAGGATTACGGCTGTGGTGGCAGCCATACCCAACTGGACGATGGAAACAATTAGGTCCCAAATGGCCTTGATGTACTTTCCAAAGGTTGAGTCCCAATACGTCTGCCAAAGGTTGCCCAAGAACTCAAGGCCAACCGTTATTGCAGCGACTATTCGTTGCCACACTTCAGAGAAGAAGCTAGCAATGGCGTTCCAGGCGTCCTTGAAGAAGCTAACGACGGCTGCCCAAGCCTTGGGCCAGTTAGTCGTGATCCAATCGACAGCTGCTGAGATACCATCTACCAGTAGCGTGACAGTCCCAGCAGCTAGCATGAGCATGCTGATAAATCCAACAAGCGCAGCTACAACGGTGCCACCCAGCAAGCCTACGAACACAGCTATGACAATAGCAGCAACGGCCGCTAGCGCTGCAACGAATATCGCCAGTGCACCTACGACCTTGTCGACTGTCTCCTTGTTCTTGAGGTACCAATCCAGAGCCTTCTCGAGCGCAGGACCCAGCACGTTCTTAATCATGTCCGAGACGAGGTTAATGGCCACTGCAAGCTTGCTGCCGAGGAACTCGTGCAGTCGATCTATTGCAGGTAGGACCCTCTCATCGATGATCTTCGATACCTGATTCCAAGTAGGCTCGAAGTGCTCCTTCCAGAAGTCGCTAACGACCTTACCTAGGTTCTGTAGCGCCTTGCGGAAGTCCTCGCTTCTAGTCCATAGGGTGTAGAAGAGTGTTGCAACTGAGCCTACTACGGCACCCAAGCCTGCGAGTATGCCAACCACAACGAGCAGCGCCGAGCCTGCAGTCATCACAGCAGCGGTCACTGCTGCTATGAAGCCTACGAAGATAAGTATCGCACCACCGACGACTGCGAGGACGCTGCCCCAGATTAGGAACTGTGCGATAGTCCTCTTGGTGGCCGGGCTAAGGTTGTTGAACGCTTCGACGACCTTGCTGAGTAGCTCAACCAGAACCAGAAGGACGGGAGCTGCAGCCTCACCGATAGACAGGCGCAAGACCATAAAGCGGTTGGACAGCAGCTGCATCTTGGCTGCAGCAGTATCGGACATCTCGCCGAACTTGTCTTCCATGACACCCGAGGCATCCGCCATGGAACCAAGCAGGTCACGGAAGTTCTCGAGGTCGCCTTCACGCAGAAGGATCTGGTCGAGGAATCGACGAGCCTGAATCGTACCACCAGAGCTTGCAAAGAGTTCAGACAGTGCCTTGACTCGATCTGCTGGTGGTATCTCCAGGATCTTCTTCCGGAGCTGTGTAAGGGTGTCGATGAGAGGTATGAAGTGTCCTTGTGCATCTTGAACCTTGATGCCCATATCCGCAAGACGTGCAACCGTCTTAGGATTGGCCAAAGCCTCCATGGCACGTGAAGCGGACGAGGCTGCCATGGCAGCTGTCGTACCGTTTCGAGTCATGAACGCCAATATCGCAGCGACGGTCTCGAAGCTCTGACCCGCACGTGTTGCTGACGGAACAACTCGACCGAATACAGCTGCAAACTCTTCGTACGTACCAACACCCTTACGGACCAACTCGAACTGGATGTCCAGGACCTTGTTTACGTTCTCGAAGGGGATGTTGTAAGCGTTCATGATGGCAATAGTACCACGAGCTGCCGTCTGCACATCTGTCTGACCTGCAACGGCAGCCTTGGAGAAGGCCTCGAGAAGGATCCTAGCCTGGTCCAAGTTGGCGTTTGTAGATGAGAAGATGTCAAACAGTGCTGGCTGCAGCTGTTCGAACGCTACAGGGATGCGGCGAGCAATATCAAGTCCGATGGCACTAACCTGTTGCATCGAAGCCGCGAAGCCGTCGATCTGTGTGCGCGTCAAAGCTACTTGTCGTTCGTACTCTGCCCACTGTTTTGCAGAGTCAAATAGGAAGGCAAGAACGAGACCTCCGGCAATGACCGAAGCAATACCTACTGTTTCGATACTGCTAGCCACTGCAGAGAGTGAGTGCGAGAAGGCTCTGTTCCGGCGCTCGTTGTCCATGATCGCCTTGGCCTGTACATCCATTGCCTTCGCAGCAGCAAGGATGCCTAGCACACGTGCACGAGAGGCACCTTCAGCGCGCGCAGCTGATGCTTCCTGGCGCTTGCTTACGGCATCTGCACGAAGTGCTGCGGCCTGTGCTGCAGCGGCTGAACGCATAAGCTCAGAACTGAAACCACGAACGATGCGAGAAGCTTCATCGCGGGCGCGAAGGAGGAGGTACACCTCGCGTGTTGATGCTGGCATATCCCCCTCCTCTCAGTACCGCGATCCGCTACGCCTTGCCTTTGATGCTTGCCGCTTCTCATCCAATGCCTTACGTTCCGTTTTGGCGTTCTCATACACAGCTAGCATGTGGATGAAGAAGCTGTCCTGATCAAGTACTCCACCTGGAAGGGGTAACGCTCGAAGTGACTTGCAGTTTGTTATCAAGCCAACGATTGCAGGGCCTTGGTCGTCCCAAGCGTCGAACGGTCTATCCGTTACGACGTGGGCTCGGACGGCCCCTTCGAGTTTCCCGTCTCCTCTTCCTCCTCGAAGTTGTTCAGCTTGTCGATGTAGGTGCCGATCTCCTCGGCGACCTGGCCGGCAAGCAGCTTGATGTCCGTAGGCTTCTTGAAGTCCAACGGCATCTCACGGCCATCGAGATCGTTGAGCTCGCACGGTACGCCGTGACTGTTGACCCACTTGGTGAGGTTGTGCTCGACGATGCAGACGGCGAAGTCGTAGAGCTCGGCCTCCTCCTTGAAGATGTCGATGGTGCTCTTAGCCTTGCGGCTACCGCGTTCCATGTCCATCTCCATCTTGGAGTTGAACCCACGGCGCTGCAGCTTCTCACCGTACGACATGCGGCGAAGCTTGACGAATCCACCCTCACAAGTTTTGAGGTCCTTGTGCTCGGGTACTAGTACTACTACTGCAAGTGGCATTGTAGACCCTCCTCTAATTAGCCACTTCACGTACCTAATGAACCACTCCAGAAGTATTCCTGTTATGGAGCCAACAAGAATGTTCTGGAGTATGTTCATTATGGAGTGATGTCTTCTTGCGACTTAACAACGATCTGGTACGACTTGCCGGTACCGTCGATGGTACCACGATAGCCGACGTTCGCGCGAACCAGGTCGCCCTGACCACTCAGAGGCATCTCGTAGGATTCCTTGTACGAAACAGGCGTCAGCAACGAGATGCTGTTGTTCACACCCTTGGTCGCAGAGAGCGTGATGCTCTGTGCAGTCACAGACTTGTACAGGTCGTAGTCCGCGCGAGTTAGGAAGTCACGGTTCATCGTCCACGTGACATCGCGCTCTCCGAAGTTGACGAAGTCAGCACCACGACCGGTGCTCTTGAGTCGGAAGTTCGGCGAAGCGTTGTCCTCGACAGTCCACTCGAAGGTATCAGTGTCGAGGACAGGTGTCGCAGTCGGGATCTCGATGCTGTACTGGCCAGCGCCGAACGGTACAGTCGAGGGCCAAGTCGGCGTCGGCAGTGCCTGTACGGTCTCCTGCCGAGCTACGAGACTGACACCAAAGTTCAACAGCCCGTTTTGGACGCTGAACTTGAATGAGCCGATCGTCACGCCGGTGTAGCCGAGCACTTGTCCGGACTTCACAAGCGTGATTGACATAGTCTTGGTTGGAATCGCAGCAGCGTTGGGCGTGCCGGTGTAGATCCAGTTCGGAGTCGTTCCGGTTCGCACGATGGTCATCCGTGAGCAGTACAGGAAGTAGAGGAGGCAGTCCTCCAGTGCTTCCATCTCGATGTCGCCCTCGGCGTGCTCGTTGCCGGCAACAGGGCCAATGACGTCAGCCGACTCACGAATCGGGCGTCGCCACTGCGTGTCCTCGTTGAACGTCAAGCTCTCGCCCAGGAAGGGGACATACTTCGTTGGGACGACATACGTCCCTGCGACGGCCTCGAGGCCTACGCCCATGATACCGCCTGCGCCAATACCTAGTGGCATTTAGCTCACCCCCTCCTCAGTGTTCTCGTCGGTGTCTGTCTCCTCGACGGCCTTGGCATCGGGGTTGCCAATGAACACGCCGACCTCGACGCCTTCAGGGAGACCAGCCTGTGCTAGCGTTAGTCCCCGACCGAGGAAGAAGAGTGCAGCTTCATCGTCCGTTACTTCTTTGACTACGCCCGGCTGGAGGACACCGAGACCGTCTACGGTCACAGGCTCCTCGCGCCGCGACGCAAGTAGGTACCTCATGGTGCCTCCTAGGCCAGCCGCTGAAGGCTTGTCTTGGTTAAACTCGACCACACCATCTGCACTGCATTGTATCTGTTGTCACCACGAACTGCGTATCCTGGATCGAGCTCAGTGCAGAAGCCGTGAATTGTTAGTTGCTGTGAACCATCTACGCTGTACAGGCGTATATGATTCACGTGCAAGTAGTTCTTGATGCGTTGTGCTACTGCGACACACTCACGACGGGCAACTTGCTGCGAGCGGTCAACCTTCGAGTGGTACAAGAAGAAGCCTGTCTCGATCGTCATGCGAGTCATGTCTGGAATGCCCTCTAGCTGGCGTCGCTCAGCACCTGGCTCGACACAAAGAGCAGGCACGCGCGGTACGGTCAGCTGATCACCAAACCAGACATCTGTAACTCCGAGCTCAGCCTTGGCGAGGTCCAAGATCTCAAAGAACCTGTTGGCGACTTCCAGGGTGTTGTCCGATAGTGCATAGGGAGCGTTCATTCTGTGAACCTCCCCTGCTCGATAGTGACCTGGACGAGCCACTCATAGAAGACCTGCTGGATGTCGTCGATGTCTTCCTCCTGGAACAGGATGAACCGCCGCTGCGGTATACCTTGGCCCTTAGCCAGATCCTTACGCGCAGACAGGTCGCCAGCCTTGACAGCCTTTTCAACCTTCAGCAACTTAGCATCAAGCATAGCTTCTGCGAGCCTAGTTACCTTTGCCTTGCTGGCTCCAGGTCCGAGCTTACGCCTAGCGGCGGACAAGTACACGCCGAAGCCACCATAGCCAGCCTGGTGGATAGCTCCATACCAGATTCTGTCAGGTAGCTTGCGAACCGTAGCGCTGTTGTCACCGATGTCCCAAATGCTGAACTGCGTAGCACCACGCTTCAGAGCACCAGTCCTGTGCAACGGCAGATCGCC